TTGATCTTATCAAAGATTTTCTTGCCGAACTTGAAGAGAAACACCTTGCCTTCATTTTGCGGACGCTTGGCATCAGAGATGACAAGGACATTCGCGATGTAGGTCAACTTGCGCTTTTGCTTGCGAGCAATTTCTTTGTTCGCTTCAATGCCCGAGTTCCACAGAACAGTGTTGTACTCGGAAACAGGATCGGTCTTGCCAAGAGTGGTCAAAGAATTTTCAATGTACCAACCACCAGGACCTTGGAAACCATGGGACCAGATTTGTACCCACGGCAGACCATCTTCACCATCAACGGCTGGCGTATCTAGAAAACGAATAACTGCGTATCCGTTGCCAGCAGCGTCAACTTCTGGTTGCCAAAAACGATCATCTGCGTTCTTGTTGCCACCAGTGCCAGCTGAAGATTGCTCAACTGCTTTCTTCAACTTGTCTAGGGATGAACCCTTCTTTAGACTTGATAGACTCATTTGTATTACCTCGTATTGCGGTGTATGAATTGTATAAACGACTTATCCACTTTCTTCATTACTATACCATTATATAGCATTTTCATCTGCAAGTAAAGCCTTCTTCGTCAAAGTCTTGTATTTGCTCACATCAACTGTCAAGAACGATCCATATTTGCGAATCTTTCTTGACAATTTGGGATAGATGATGTCATCTGAAATCTTCTTGTCCCAAATTCGAATAAAGTCGAAGATGTTATTGAGGATTACCATCGTCTCAAGCGTCACTTCTTTTTGCATAAATGAAACTAACAGTTTTGGAAACTGCCCATCTTCGACTTTGAATATGTTATTGAATTCTTTTGGCTCTGGACAAACTCTTTGCAAGTCTTCAAGATAGACTTTGCTCATGGAGTCTGTGATTCTTTTCCATTCCGTGTAAGTGCTCTCGGCACTTTCTTCAACAAGTGATTTAGCCCAATTGTCGTCACTATGTACAAAATTAGCGACCAGAAAGCCCACCATTTCCCTGTCATCATATTTTCTCGCTAATCTGTGAAAGAAGTATTTGTCTCTGCGTTTCTCGAATGCTTCGATCGAAACGCGAGTCTTGCCATCATAGTGAAAGAAGTTATAGTTCTCTGAAGTGAAATGTAACTTGATGGCTTGATACATGCAGTAGAGATCGTAACCTCTCACAGCGGCAACTTGCCTCCACGAGGAAGAAAGCGCAACTCCATTGCTTCGCCTTCAATGATGCTTTTCAAGGAGTCATTGATCAATGTTGCAGCAATCTCAATCTCAAGATTATTTCGATCACAGTAACTAGTGATTGCATCCATATGGTCAATCTTTTCTTTCAATGCAATCTCCATGATCATCATAGAGAAGTTATTCTTTTCTTCACGACTTGCCATATTAGATCTCATAAGCATTCAGGGAATTGTTCAGTTGCTGAGTGACACGAATGAATGTCGTGCGCTTGCTCAGTTCTTTCAATTCACCTGCTCCAACATATGTGCATGCTGATCGCAAACCACCAAAGATATCTTGTAATGTTTTGGACACTGCTCCGCGATAAGGAATCTCTACGGTCTTGCCTTCAGAGGCACGATAATTCGCAACACCGCCATTATGCAAATCCATTGCAGTATTCGAACTCATTCCGTAGAAACGAACAGGTCCACCAACAGCATGACCACCTTCTTTATGACCTGCTAACATTCCACCAAGCATCACAAAATCGGCACCCGCAGCAAATGCTTTCACAACATCTCCAGGAACGGAACACCCTCCATCCGCTATAATATGACCCTGTAGACCATGAGCGGCATCAGCACACTCTATAACTGCACTCAACTGCGGGTAGCCGATGCCTGTCATTTTGCGCGTAGTGCAAACTGAACCAGGACCAATGCCAACCTTCACCATGTCAACACCAGCGAGGATTAGTTCCTCTGTCATCTCTGGTGTGACGACATTTCCTGCCATAAGCAGGACATATGGATAACGATCGCGAAACTTATAGACAAAATCGACAAACTGTTGCGTGTATCCATTTGCAACATCAATACAGACGCGCATCTGTTTATTGCCAACCATGTTATAAACATTATCAAACTTGGCAAGATCTCTATCACTAATTCCCATGGAGTAAATCGAACTGTTCAACTTTTGCTTGAATCGCTCAATCAAATCAACATCAGAAATATGTTTTGTAAGTGCGACCATGCACTTGTGTTTGTTTAGTTCTTCATCCATCTGAAGAGTGCCAACCCCATCCATGTTGGCAGCGATAATCGGCACACCGCGCCAATCGTTCCCACTACGGAAACAGAATGTTCGCTCAATGTTTACAAGACTTCTTGTGCCTATGGTTGATCGTTTGGGAGTTATTAGAACATCTTTATAATCAAGTTTCACATCTTCAAGTATTCGCATATCAACTCTCTTTGTAGAATAGATGACGACCAATTTTCTTTACAAATTCTTTTGTCTGCTTCCAGTTTGGGTTTACATAGTCCGCATGGAAGTACAGCGCATTGTCCATTGTACCATAGTTTCGTTTAGAAATCAATATATTCTGCGCAATCTTTTGCGCTTCTTTGTATTCAGATTTCGAACGAATTGATTTATTATCTTGGCAAACCCAAGAGAATTGGCAGATACCATTGCGCTTTTGTTTTACAACAGCACAAACAGATCGAGCAAATCCCTCTTTGACGCGATTGAGTGTGACTGTAGCAACGGCAATCTTGCCTGCAGTTGGTTCTGAACCTGCTTCGAAATAGATGTTCTGAGCAAGGCATTCGACTTCGCGCATCACTGCTTGCTGTTTTTCAAATGAGAGATTGAGAAACTCCACTTGGTGCGAGAGTAGATCTAGTTCATTTGCAAGCGCAATACTAGTCGCTTGTTGCGCTTCATATTGATGAAGCATGTGGCGTTGCATAGTAAATGGGACATACAAAGTGAAAAATACTAATGCGAACAACCCACCAAATCTAATGAACAAATTATGGTTGCGATCAAAAAAGTCTTCTACATTACGAAATAAATTTACTGCATTCATGTTGTTGCCTCCATTATTGCAGTGGAAAGAAAAGCGTGGTGGTTCGCACCACCACGCCCGACCTTTCTGTTACCGAGCGGTCAACTCTTTGTGCTCAGTGTGCTTATTAAGCAGCGAGAGCCATAGGTGTAAATGAATCATCGTTTGCATTTACGGTTTTTGCGCTGATTAAGTCAGTCGCCTCACTGGTAGCCGTCAGGTTATTACTTGCCCCGTCGAAGCCATTACATCCCCGTAGATAGCCACCACGTACATTGCTGCAGAGGTGGTGGGCATATTGATATTTGGTGGAGATGGTGGGAGTCGAACCCACGTCCGAAACACCTTTAGCTGTCAGTTTACTACCATTATTTGAAAATATCTTCAATTACATCAGCAATCAAAAGTACCATGTACATAGTTCCAACTATGATACCGCATAACTTCCAAAACAAGATCCACATATCAACCTTCTTTGAGGAACTGTGGCTTTGTTTGCTCAGACAAAATCTTTTGCTGTTCTTCCAGATACTTTTTATATTGTTCGTTTGTCATGTTGTGCAAGCCCATGCATGTTCCAGTTGGACTGCGACCGCATTTGCACTCTTGTAGATCACTTACCATTATTATACTCCAATCAAAAGTAAAAGGGTAGTATTATTTAGGCAAAAATTTGCTTTAGATTAGCGACCGTTCAGACCATCTTGATATGCTTGGTTTTGAATTTCAAGCATGAGCATATGTTGACGCTGGACGCAACCTTCAACCCAAGCACGAGCGGCTTCAGGATATCCAATATATTCACGCGGAACTTGTCGTTCGCATGTACGAACAATTCGTTGTTTTTCGAAATAAGGATTGGTGCGATACTTCACATCACGAGCAGGAGCATAACCATACTCGCGCGCTTCGGCTGCATCACGCGCCATGTTTGCGCCGATCAGACCACCAATCACAGTGGCAATCTTTTTACCGTCGCCCTGTCCAATGGTTGAACCAATTGCGGCTCCAGCAGCGGCACCGAGTAACACGTCTGTATCGCTCGCGTTCTGCGCGGAGACACTTGCTGAGCCAAGAAGGAGGATTGCAGTGGTAACAAGTAAAGTCTGGCATTTCATTTTATTCCCTCGAAAGTGGGAGGAAAATCCCTCCCGATACTAGTATTATACATGAAACACAGGAAAACGCAATGGAGCAAACTCGAATAAAATCAACAACTTACGAAAGGAGATTACTGTGCTTCTTAAAGTATTCGTCGATGTATGTCTGTAACTGATTCTTGTAGTTATTTAGTTCTTCGCCTTTCACAACAAGAGTCTGGCAGAAGTTTGCAGTATCCACACCAATGAGAATAATCACTTGATTGATCGGAATGCTCGTCAGTTCTGTAAACATCGTCGCATATGCCGCGCCTTGCATGAAGTAGTTGCCGATGTTTTCTTTTTTCTTCAAACGAACAGAAGTCTTGAAGTCGATTACTGACAATACACCATTGTGTTCGGCAATACAGTCGA